TCATCGGGAAAATCCGTGAGAACGACATCAAGTTTATTGTCTTGGATACCGTCGCCGACACCTTTGGCGGCAATGAGAACAACCGGACCCAGGTAAACTTTTTCGTCAAGGCGGTGGTCGGGCGGATCCGCAAGGAGACCGGTGTGACCATCCTGCTCCTGGCCCACCCCTCGCTGTCTGGCCTGGCCAGCGGCAAGGGGACCGGCGGATCCACGGCCTGGAACAACGCGGTTCGATCACGGCTCTATCTGAGCAAGCCCGATGAGGGGCTGGACGGCGAGCGCACCCTGACCAGGATGAAATCCAATTACAGTCAATCAGGTGACGGAACCCTGGTGCGTCTCTTCTGGGAGAAGGGCGCCTTCCAGCATAGCGATGTGATCGGCACCGATACGGTCGCCAGGATCGAGGTCGGGACCTGCAAAAAGAAGATCCTGGAGGCGGTCAAGGCTGCCTGGGATGGGGGAACACCTTTCAAGGCGCGCTCCGATACCGGGCGGAAGCTCGAGACCTGCATCAAGGATCTGCTCGGCAAGGACCACCCCCAGGCGGTCATCGCCCAGGCCCTCCGCGAGCTCAAGGAAGACGATGAGATCATCAAGAATGACCGCAAACCAATACGCGGTTGGCGCGTTGCGGAGGATGAATAATGCTCCTCCAGGTAATGGTCCGCTATTGGGAATTTGCGGTCCGCTCCGTGTTTTTCACACCCTCATGGTCCGCTAATTATGAGAAATAACCCACTGATAACAAACACAAAGTCCGCTAATTTTCCCATTAGCGGACTAGCGGACCACATACGGTCCGCTATAGCGGACTTTCCCTTTAAAAACAACGCGGTCCGCTGTCCGGTCCGGTCCCCCCCTATAACCCCCCCACGCCCTGCCGGGGCTGGGCGCGTGAGGCGCCCCCGGCCGGGCTCCCTGAAAAATAAAAACAGAGGCTCGAAAATGAAAATCACATTTCTCATCTCAACCGTCGAGCATCGATTGACCCTGATCCAGCACGACACGGGCTCGATCGAGCGCGCATCCTTCATGAATAAAACCCAGATCAACGTCGAGCGTGAATGGGCTCGGTTCCTGGACGCCCGGCCCGACATCCGGGAGCGCCTGATCCCGGCCGATCGGCCCTGGGAAGAACCGTCCCTGGTTGGCGCCATCGAGGGTGCGGTCACCTGGTACGAGGGCCTGGAGCAGGAACCCTGGGAAGAGGAGATCGTGGCATGAAGAAACGTAACAAGCCCGATCGGCTGACCAACCCCGACGACATCGGCAGCTCAACCCATGAGGCGATCTATCACGCGGTGAAGCCGCTCGATCGGGTCACCTGGGAGATGGAGATGAAGTGGGGCGTCGGCAGACTGCCCGGCCTGGTCTCCGTCGAGACGGCAGCCAAATACGGCACCGCCAAGGCCAAGCTCGATACCGCCATCGATGCCAATGACGTGGCGGAGGTGCAGAAGCGGACCGAGGTCATGATGCGGGCCTGGCGGGCCCTGGATGCGGAGGCGTCAAAGGCCGGGCACACCCCGGTCAAGCCCCAGGCCTGGTCCTGGCGTGGCGACGACGGCCAGGCCTATGCGATCTGCAAGGAGAATGCGGACGCCATCACCTATGGCAAGACGGCGCCGCCTGGCGTGCGGATCTATTCCCTCGAGGAGGTCGGGCGGATCATTGAATATTTCGAGCGCCAGGCGCCAGTCGCGGGGGAGGCCAAGGAGACTTTCCCCGGGGCCCTGCTGAACATCAAGGGCGGAGATCTCGATGATGAGATCCCATTTTGAAAGGAACGAACATGGCTGAAGAAAGCACGATGACTGATGGGGACGGCGCGGCGAAAAAATTCTTCGATGAGATCTTCGCCCGCTCTATCGCCTATGGCCTGAAAAGCGATGCGTCCCCGCAAGAAGCCATGGCGGGGCTCATAACCGCCGCGGCCGCAATCAACGGGTTGGCCGCCAGTTTTCAGGGGAAGGATAGGTGCGTTCACTGCACCTATTTGGATGTCGCTGAGATGGCCAAAGAGATGGGGGAGCTCGCGATGATTGAGGGGCTGGAGGGAGAGGAGGAGGAGTGAACGACGCCCCTGAGATCGTAATCGAGGAGACCATGAAGGCCGGCGTTCATCGCGCCAGGCGCCTGTCCCTGACCGAGGGGTGGGTGAAGGCCGGCAAGATCGCACCCGAGCTGCACCAGGCGGCGGTGCGTTACTCCGAGGATTTCAATCGGGCCCGGCTGCGGGGGAATTACGGATCGCTGATCGGCCAGCTCGAGCGTGTCGATGCCTCGCCTGGTCGACGGGAGCGCCTGGTGGTGTCGGAGATCGCGGGGAAGCAACAGATCGCCCTGGCGAACGAGGCGGCGGGCCAGGAGGGAACTGCGGTGCTGTGGGATGTGATCGGCTGCGAGATGAGCCTGCGTGAACATGCCCAGCGACAATCATGGAACGGTAGACCGCTCAACGTGCATGAGGTCAAAGGACGACTGATCGCGGCGCTGGGCACATTGGCAACGCACTACGAAAGAATATCAGATGGACAAGGACGTTCGCGAAGGCGTAAGGGAAGCCATGAACGAAAATGAGGCGGTGGAGCTCCACACACCTGAATTTATCGAGCACACCAGCAAGATGATCGGCGAGGGGCATGGGATCATTGCCGCCCTTGCCGGGGCGCTCGAGGCGAGCACCCAGAATATGCTGATCGTGCATCTGCTGACCCACCGCCTGGGGGAGATCCGGCTGACCTCTGAAGAAATCGAACTGATGCGCCTCGCCAAGGGCAGGTTCCCGGTGGTGCGCATCCACGATCCCAAGACTGGCGATGTGGTGTTCAAGCCGTTGCAGCGACCCCAGGACGCCTGAACCATAATTTGAAAAAAGGAGCGAGAGCGATGTTTAATGTGAAAGAGGCACAAGCCGAAGCGGATCCTTCAGTTCTCCCGCGCGGCATAATTACCTAAACACAATGCGGCATAATTACCTAAACACAATATCTTGTGTTTGCAGTTGACGTGTGACACAAGATATAGTATTTATCTCTAAGATGCGCGTCGTATGACCGGTTCGGTCTCCGCACATCTGAGCCTCCTTTGCTAACTCGACGCCCTGGCCCACCGGCTGGGGCGTCATTTTTTGGGAGATTGAATTGCCGGCATTGGGAAATGCACGCCATGAATTGTTCTGCCTGGGCGTTGCCGAGGGGAAGTCGGCTGACCAGGCCTATAGCGATGCGGGGTTCAAACCAGCACGACAGAATGCTTCGCGACTGATGGCAAAAGATTACATCAAGGCGCGGGTCGCTGAACTCCAGGACGAGCATCGAGCCCGTCATGACGTGACCATTGACAGCCTGACTGCTGATCTCGCTGACGATCGGAAGCTGGCTCACCGGGTTGGCCAGGCCGGCGCCGCGGTATCGGCGACCATGGGCAAGGCCAAGCTGCACGGCCTCGATGTGAACAAGCATGAGATCGCCTCGGAGACGGAAATCAATTTGAATGTCACGGTCGCCGAGAAGGCCCGGGCGATCGCTGCGTCCCTGGCCAAGGCAGTGAATGAAACAGACACTTGACGACTACCTCGAGCGCCTGGGGGCCATGCCCGCGGCCGAGGTGGACGAGCTCTACAAGAATGCCCAGGAGATCCTCGGCGGCACGCCCTGGATCCCCAACCCGGGCCCGCAGACCGAGGCCTTCTATTGCCTGGCCGACCTGTTGCTTTACGGTGGCCAGGGCGGCGGCGGGAAGACCGATCTACTGACCGGCCTGGCGCTGACCCAGCACTCGAGGAGCCTGCTGGTCCGTCCTCAATACACGGATCTCGGTGCGATCATCGAGCGGGCGGTGACAGTGGCCGGCACGCGCAAGGGATTGAACAGCGCACCGCCAGCTCAGTTCAAGTTCGAGGACCGGGTGATCGATTTCGGTGCAGCCAAGGACATGGCCAAGGCCGAGACCTGGCAGGGCAACCCGCATGATCTGATCGGCCTGGACGAGGCCTGCCAGTTCCTCGAGGCGGTGGTTCGCTTCCTCATGGGTTGGAACCGGGCAGCCGATGAGGAGCTGGGCGGTGTGTCGACCCAGAGGGTGCGCACGGTCCTGGCCAGCAACCCACCGCTGAGCTCGGAAGGCGAATGGATCGTTGGCATGTTCCGGCCCTGGCTGGACATCACGCATTCCAATCCGGCCGAGCATGGCGAGCTGCGATGGTTCATCACCGATCCCGACGGCCGGGATCAGGAGGTGGATGGGCCAGACGACATACGAGAGTTTGACGGGAAGGCCTATCGACCCAAGTCGCGGACCTTCATCCCCGCCGCCCTCGAGGACAATCCGTTCCTCGTTGATACGGGCTACCAGGCAACCCTGGATGCCATGCCTGAGCCGCTCCGATCGGCGATCAGGGATGGCAATTTCATGGCCGCCCGCGAGGATGATGCGTTTCAAGTGATCCCCACGTCGTGGGTCCTCGAGGCCAATGAGCGATGGCGTGCCGGCAACCCAGGCAATGCCATGAGCAGCATCGGGCTGGACGTGGCCCGCGGCGGCAAGGACGACACCGTCTTCGCTCCGCGCTACGGCACCTGGTTCGATGAGCTCACCTGTGTGCCAGGTAGCAAGACGCCCGACGGTCCATCCGTCGCGGTGCTCGCCGCTGGCATGCTGCGTGAAGGAGCGGTCGTCGGTGTGGACACGATCGGCATCGGGGCCGATGCGGAGACCGCACTGAAGAATGCGCAGCTCCCCTTCGAGGCGATGAACGGGGCCGAGAAGGCGACGGCTCACACCCGGGATGGGAACTTCGGATTCCAGACCAGGCGAACAGAAATGTGGTGGATGCTGCGCGAGGCGCTGGATCCCGAATACGGACATGACATCGCACTGCCGCCCGACCCGGCACTGCAAGCTGATTTGACTGCACCACTCTACGAGGTGCGGCCGGGGCAGCCCCCCAAGATCTACGTCGAGGCCAAAAAGGACATCATGAAGCGTTTGGGCCGTTCGCCGGATCGGGGGGATGCCGTCGTTTACGCCTGGAACTCAGGTGGGTTGGGCAAGACCTCCACCGCCAGGCGGCGAGGCGACACGCTGGGCACCCCAGCGCCGTCGACGACCTATGACGAGAAGAGGGCCTGATGAGCGGATACAAGCTGGGCGACACGCTGGAGCTGGCGCTCTGGTACAACGGCGATCGGCTGACTGAGAAGGACGCCGCCCGCCACGGGATCCGCAAGGCGCATGACATTGTCATCCGACAGGGTGGCCTGGTCACCACCCCGCTCAAATGGGGTGAGCTGGCGCCAGGCGATGAGCGCGTGCCCGAGCCGCCCAGACATTTCGCCGGCAGTCCCCGGCTCATGGTCGGCACGGCCGACATCCTGGCCATCAGGCCGGGGCTGGTGATTGCATGAACCGCATCATCCGCAGCGCGACGATCGACGACATCGAGGTCATGGCTGATGTCGTCGAGGCCGGCGTGGCTGAGACTGATGTGGATGTGATCTTCGATCGCCAGGAGACCCGCGAGCACCTTTGGTGCTACCTGCACGACAACAACACCGACATCCTGCTGGGTGAACTGAATGACGACCTGGTGGGTGGTGCCATGCTGGCCGCCAGCCATGAGTTCTACAAGTGGCCGTTCTGTTATCTCGCCAAGTTCTGGGTGCTGCCCGCCGGGCGGCGCCAGGGCATGGCCCACGACCTGGTTCACGCCGTCATCGACTGGGGACGTGAGCGCGATTGTTCACACATCTACGCCACTGCCACCGCGGGGCTGTCGCCCCTCGAGCAACGACTATTCATCAACCTGATGAAGCGCTCCGGCTTCAATGATGCCGGGCCGGTTCTGAGTATGAGACTGGGAAGGAACAATGGGTAAATTTTTCAGGAAACCACAACTGCCTCCGCCTCCGCCACCGATCCCGGTGAAGGATGATTCCGCGGCCGTCAAGCAGAAGGGGAAGGACGCCGCCATCAATGCCGGCCGGCGCAAGGGCCTGCTCAATACCATCAAGACCACCGGGACCGGCGACACCAGCACGGCCGATACCGAGCGCAAGACGCTCCTCGGGTAGGCTCCCATGAACCTGATCCAAAAGACCATCGAGGCCTTCCAGGCGAAGAAGAGCCAGCGTGCTTTCCTCGACCAGCTCTGGGAGGAATGCGCCGAGGTGCTGAGCCCCGAGCGGGCCGGCTTCACCGGCCCCCGGCATTCCAGCCGGCGCATGGAGAAGATCTTCGACACCGCACCGATCACCGCCAAGCGCGGCCTGGTCAATGCCATCGGTTCCATGCTGCGCCCGAAGAGCTCAGCCCCCGGGAAATGGTTCGACATCGTTCCCGAGGACGAGGATCTGATGGAGGAGCACCGATCGGTCAAGGAATGGGTGGACTTCGCTGAGGAGCGCTTGTGGCGAGCGCTCTACAATCCGAGGGCCAAGTTCATTCAGGTGACCGGCGAGGTGGACGACGACCTGGTCACCTTCGGCACGGGGGCCGGCTTCCTCGGCCTCAGGCGAGACCGGAACGGCTTCATGTTCCGATCCTTCCACCTGGCCAGCTCCTATATCGATGTCAACTCCGAGGGCGACCCGGTGCTGATCTATATCTGCGAGCGGCTCACCGCCCGCCAGGCGGTCGAGCGCTGGGGCAAGGAGAACATGGGCAGGAAGGTCCTCGAGGTCCTGGAAGGGGTCAACAAGGACACCCAGAAACAGTTCGAGTTCATCTGGGTCGTCGGCGAGCGCCATGAGCGCGATCCGCGATTGGTCACCAATGCCCAGATGCCGTTCCTCTCCACGGTCATCGATGTGGAGAGCGAGCACCTGGTGGCAGAGGAGGGCTTCGAGGAGTTCCCGTTCTTCATCCCCAGATGGGATACCCGATCGGGGGAGCTCTACGGAAGAGGTCCAGGTCTCATGGCCTTGCCCGATGTGCTGACCCTGAACCAGATGGGCAAGACCATGCTCCGCGGGCTGCACCGGGCGGTGGATCCGCCCTGGCTGTTGCCGGCCGACAGCATGGTCAATGCACCCCAGATGCGATCAGGTGGGGTGAGCTACTACGATGCCAAGGCGATCCGTAACCTGGGCTTGTCCGAT